CTACATTGCTACAATCCTGTTTGCGATTTCACTTAAACCCGCTGCTACTTTGTACGCACCAACGCTAGCTGCAGGAACCTTTATTTGCAAGCTTGCGTGGATTAGATCGAATGGGGTAAATACATAACCAAGCCCAGGTAGTGGAATTGTTGTATTAGGTGGAGTTGTTGCATTAAAAGTTACGCTTGTAAGGCTGGTACAGCGAGCGAACGCACTAGTGCCGATAGAAGTAACGCTATCAGGTATGGTTACGCTTGTAAGGCTGGTACAGCTAGCGAACGCACCATTGCCGATAGAAGTAACGCTGCTAAGGATTATTACACTTCCGCTAATAGCTCCTGGCGCCTGTATAAGCTCTGTCTTATTTTTATTGTATAAAATACCTAAAATATCGTTTGAATAATACAGATTACTTGCGTTTACATTAATGTTTGTAAGGCTGGTGCAGCTATAAAACGCATTTAGGCCGATAGAAGAAACGCTATCGGGGATGGTTACACTTGTAAGGTTATTGAGACCAGCGAACGCAAAATCGCCGATAGTTTTTAACTGGCTGCCGGCACTGAAAGTTACGCTTGTAAGGCTATCGCAGTTAATGAACACCTGATTGCCGATAGAAGTAACACTATCGGGGATGGTTACGCTTGTAAGGTTATTGCAGTCAGCGAACGCAAAATCGCCGATAGTATTTAACTGGCTGCCGGTACTGAAAGTTACGCTTGTAAGGCTGGTACAGCGAACGAACGCACTAACGCCGATAGAAGTAACGCTATCGGGGATGGTTACGCTTGTAAGGTTATTGCAGTCAACGAACGCACCAGTGCCGATAGTTTTTAACTGGCTACCGGCACTGAAAGTTACGCTTGTAAGGCTATCGCAGTTAATGAACACATGATTGCCGATAGAAGTAACACTATCGGGGATGGTTACGCTTGTAAGGCTTGTACAGCGAGCGAACATACTATCGCCGATAGTTTTTACCTGGCTGCCGGCACTGAAAGTTACGCTTGTAAGGTTATTGCAATTAGCGAACGCATTAAAGCCGATAGTTTTTAACTGGCTGCCAGCACTGAAAGTTACGCTTGTAAGGCTATCGCAGTTAGTGAACACCTGATTGCCGATAGAAGTAACGCTATCAGGTATGGTTACGCTTGTAAGGCTGGTACAGCGAGCGAACGCACCATTGCCGATAGAAGTAACGCTATCGGGGATGGTTACGCTTGTAAGGTTATTGCAGTCAACGAACGCAACATCGCCAATAGAAGTAACGCTATTGGGGATGGTTACGCTGGCTATTGCTGTGTGGGCAAAGCTACCTTCATACCATTCCTCCTCCCCTCCTCTCCCAACAGCCGTCGCTACCGCAGTAACAGGTTTCCCGTTGTATACCGCGGGGATTACTACCGCGCCGGATGTTACAGTGCCTGCTGAAACTTCATATTCGGTATTGTTTTTTATCAGCTTAAAGGCAAGACCGGAGGTTGAGCCGTCCGCTTCAATATTTATAGTACCGCCTCCTTCTTTCGGCATTGAATCAATTACCAGCTTCCCGCCGTTTTGCAGCGCCTCGGCTGTAACAACTCCGCCCGGGTTTATAGTCCCTGAAAATTCTTCCTTAGGTCCGCTGGAATTTTCGGAAGGCTTAAAGGTAATCACCCCGTTTTCTAATTTGGTTATTTTACCCTCGGAGATAACGGTATTTCCGTGGATTATCTTATAGTAATCTCCTGCCTGCGGTAATATAACTGCAGACCCTGAGATAGCGCTCCGGTTGGTTATGGCGCTTCGGCTGATTATAACTTCCAGAGGTTTGCTGTCTACTATGCTTGAAAATATCAAATCCAGGTTAGCGGAGCTGCCTCCGCTGCCGCCAGAACTACCTCCGACACCACCAGATCCGCCACCTCCGGATCCGCCGCCACCAGAGCTGCTTCCTCCAGAACTACCTCCAGCGCTTTCTGTGCTTCCGCCGACAGAACCTCCTCCTCCGCCCAAGCCGTTGTTGCAGGCGATCATTGTTAATCCGATTACCGCAGCAAGCGCAATAATCCCGATAAATTTAAACAAGTGTTTCATTGAAAACCCCTTTTGAGTATTTTAAAAAGTACAAATTGCGCAGTACGCAACTGTCCATTTGTTTTGCGGATTGTAACCGCGCAAACAATTTGGCAAATATTCTGAATTAGTTTGGCAAAAATACAATTTTTACGCTTGTTTTACCGTGTTTTTCCGGTTATTAGCGTGCAAAAAGTTCTTAAACAATATTAAATCCCGCTATGCCACCTGTTCCTAATACTTCCGCTGTAGTTGGAGTTCCGGGAAGTGTAGCAGCAGTCGTTCCATTTTGTGTATATGCGGAACCACCATTTAATATTACTTTCGATAAATTATTTTGTATAAATTATAAATTAAAACCCATAGCACTATTTGTACCAAACGCTTCAATTGTGATGAGACTTCCTTTTTTCGATGTAATAGGAATTGCACTGTCTGAAAAATCATTATTAACAATTAAATTATTTATGTTATATAAATTGTTTGTATTAAATATAGAAACATTTGCTGGCTTGCCTAATGGGAAAGTCATAATGCATCCGGTTGTTATATGTCCCTTTTCTGCTGATATGACTAAATTACCTGGCTGATTTCCTGTTAGTTGATTAGATTCATTTATCAATGTTATATAGCTGTCTTTCAACAGACTATGCAAAATTCTTCCATTATAAAATGTAATTGCATATCCTAAAGAATAAAATTCTATCCTACAACGAATAATAGAAAAATAGTCCCCATTAAATACAGAATTATTCCCTAATATAAAACATTCCCCTGAATATACGGACGCTATAGTATTTTTTGGACGGAGTATACAATCTATAATTTTAAGATGATTGACTGTATTTTGAATATAAAATAATCCAATAAATCCAGAGACTGTTCGTGTGAGTGTAATTTTAGAGAACGTAATATTTGAACAATTATTTAATGTAAACCAGCCAGTAATATGTGTCGCTTCCATACCCATTCCCTCTATTGTAATATTTTTACGGTTTGATATAGTGCATGTTGCGGTTGTGTTATAATTTCCCTCCCTGATAATTATTTTTCCACCTCCTTCCGGGAGTGCATTAATGGCGTTATTGATTACATTTTGATCGTTTGTTCCTGTACAAAGAAAATCAACTTCCGCGGCAGTATGTCCTGCTGTGGAAGTCCCGATTACTAAAGTGGTCGATTTAGTATTATTGCCTCCAGAACCACCTCCACTTGCAATAGTATCCATTTGGTTTACTACAGACCTGATTTTATTCCAGATCGTTTGAAGGACAGTTCCCAAAGCGGCTGACGATACCGCAAGTGTGGAAGTAGTAGTATCTGTATTTGTGGTCGCTGCCAGTGAAGCGTTGGCAGGCGCATAACTTCCGGCAGGCTGAAAATCAGCGGCTTTCTTTCCGCTGTCTGATAAATTTCCCTGCGCATTTAGAGCCGCGAAATTACCGTTTACCGCTCCTGACACCCGGTCGGCTTTTCCGGAAACATCAACACCGCTGATTGCCTCGTGCGCTTCAAATATCCCTTGTTCAATATTATTCATATTTTCCGGTGAAAAAGGAGTTCCGGATTCGGTTATAACATCCGGCACATTTTCAAGGATTACATATTCGTCTGTCTCTTCAGTTTTTCTGAATTTATTTAAGTTAGTCCCTCTCCGGGCTTTCCATTCTGTTTTTTTATATGCCATAAAACTATGTTACCATACGGAAACTGCGGCTACCCTAAAGGAGTTAAAGTGTTGTTTAAAAAAGAAAACAGGAATATAATTTAAATATGATTTTTTTTACAAATTATTAATCTATAACAATGTTAGGTAATTGATTTAGGAGACAGCTTATGAAAAAATTATTGTCAATACTTGTTTTATTTTGTACACTTTTAGTTATGAGCTGTGAAGAACCTGAAGAAGTTAATCCGTTTATTGGCACATGGGAGAAAGTGAACGATAGCAACGTGCGTTTTGTCTACACGGATACAATCGCAACTGGTTATGTTCAAGGTTTAGGTTATGTAAACGATATTTCATGGACTGGTACTTATACTTATGATGATACACATATTACCGTTATATTAGATAAAGAACTCTCAACAGAAAGCATGTTGATCGGATGGCCTAATGGTTATATTTGTCAATACGAATTTAAAGACGATTTGTTAATGCTTTCCAATCCCGCTACCATGACATTTAAGAAAATATCTGATTAATGGTTTTTTATATAATACCGATTGAAAAAATATTTAATTTTTAACCATAACGTATGAGTTGCCGCCGCCTGCGTCTTGTCTCCAAGCCGTCCCTGCTGCTGATGCTGCCCCTACGTTTAACGGCAGATTTACGAATCTCATTTTTAAATCACCTGTTCCAAGTTGAAACCATAATGGATATTCTGTTGATGAAACTATAACATAAGTATTCTCTTTTGTTTTAATTCTATTAACAAAAGACATACCTATAAAAAGCCGAAATTCTATTTGATATATTCTCTCATTATTATACATTCCGTCATCAACATTTATTGTAAATGCTGCGGTTAATGATATTCCCAGCCAACCAGCAACCGCACTTCTAATGCTATCAACAGATGTACCTGTAGGATAAGTACCCGAAGCAGGAAACCGTCTCATTGAATTTGGATCATAATCAACAATAAGATTACCTACAGAGATTCTTCCCCTTGACACAGCTCCGCTTCCTATCGTTACATTGTCAAATACGCCGCTGTTCGCTATTATGTGCCCGCGAAAATCACCGTCTGCCGCGAAAAATTTACCGTTTGAACCCAGTTTGAAACCAGTTAACTTATTACTTCCGGAAGGATCGTTATCAACTAACTCTCCTTGCGTATTTATTGTAAATCTTTCTCCGCCGAAAATTGCTCCTTTAACCTGTATTAACTGGGCTTGTAATTCCTCGATGAACGCTTTTTGGGTAACAAGCAGTTGAGCGAAGAGGGCGCCGAACCATCCCATCTCCTGCGTAAGTTCAGGCACGTCAAGTCCGTCATTAAAACAGCGCATATAAAGATCGGTGTTATTTAACGGTTCGCGGTATTCCCATGCCGTTCCCGTCCACTGATAGACTCCGCCGGCTTTCCAGTTGTAACCATTGGCGACCGCAAGTACATAATCGCCTTGCCGCGCGCGCACCTGACCCTGTACAGGTCCTTTTAAAATAACAACATCAGGAGTTACAGGCAGCGTATTGATTGTTCCCAAATAACGCGCAGGAGTGCGGCGCGTATCCTTACTTATGAACAAAACAGCGGAATAAATTTCGTCTTTATACTGCGCTTGCACGATGATACTGTTTTCATCCGCAAGTTTCGTATTTGCGTCAATTGTAATTAACCCGTTATCATTTATTGAAACGCCCTGCGGCGCATCAAGAAGCGAATACGTAATATCCGCTGCTGCCGGATAAAAACCGTCCGGCATGGGGTCAAATAGATTTCCGCTTGTGCCGGGATACCTAATAATGCCGGATTGAACAGGAATAGCGGCGTTCCAGCGGAACAACCTCGCTTCGGCTGTAAAAGGTAAAAGCCCGGCAAGGACGTTTCCGTCGCCGTCACAATCGAGAATTCTGCTTTGCGGAGTAAGCTTTAAATAAACCGGAACAACGTCTGTATTGTCCCTGGTGTTTCTGATTCTAACAGGCGGACCCCATTCGCCCTGATCGACGGTTTCTGACGTCTTGCTTGACTGCCAGACAGAACGGAGCGTTTGCGCGTAATGCCAGCCTGAGTTTTGCCCTCCGCCTTCCGGTCCTGGCGGTTCCTTATCATCATCATGGTATGTAGTAAACACCCTCCAACGGTTTGGGTTTACCTCACCTGAATCAACTGCGCCTGAAACCGGAGTAATTTTATTTTCAAATTCCGGCAAAACAAAGTCCGGATTGTCAACGCCGAATATAGCGGGGCTGTATTCCGCACATGTGAGAACAGCGCAAAGATTCTGTCCCGGCTGAATGTCTGTGATTACAAGATCCAAAACTTCCTGTCCGCGGATACCAAACGCGTACACGTCGCCTGCATTAGGGGTATTACCGGTCTCAAAAGGCTCTGCAAAATAAACGTCATTTGGTTTATTTACTAATACAATTTCCTTTAAAAGTATTGCTCCGTTTTGTTTTCTAAGCCGCACCGAATATTGTTTGCCCGGTTCCATATCAACAGGCTCGTCAATGCGGATACCAATACATCTTCCTTCGGACAACAGCGGTTCTATAATCCTGCCCTGCACCGAACCTGTAAGCGCAATGTCTCCTGCGTATTGAATCCAATCGCCCTTGTTGCAAAGGAGGTATTCAATATCAACTTCTATTGTGTGTACAAACGGTCTGTTTTTAATACAGGCGTAATTATACATTCCAAGACGCCTGGCTTGAACTGAATTTGTTACGCCCCACAGATCAAGTTTTTGAACAGAATCGGACTCTTTTATTTTATTTCCGTCAGACGTATTGAAAATTGATAATTCATTTTGAGCGTACCCTGCGTCTTCATCAACATAGCGTATCGATATCGAATCAGGTACGTCCGCGTTGAACATCGTAACGCTGTAAGCGGTAGTGTTTTTCGGCGTAAAAAGCTGTACAGGAGAATCTCTTTCGATATCTTGTACAACGCCGATCCTGGAATCTATCCGCAGAACGTCGGCTCTGGCGGTACTGCCGATCATCTTCATGATTTCAGATATTGTTACGGCTTCCGAAAGATAAGCGTTACACGTATAGTTGTGTTCTTCACACCATGAATAAAAAACTTCCAACGACGACCAGTCGATGTCCTCTGAATCAACAGGCTGCTGTGAAGCTCGCCCTTTTAACGCGTAAAGAAGCATTGCCGCCGGATTTCGGGTTTGTGCGGAAGAAAGCCAGTAGTTTTCTCCTGTTCCATTTCCCGCGTAAACCGGGACTTTGGAAACCGCAACATAATTTAGCCTGTCAACAACCCCGTTTAGGCGTCCTGTTGCCATAACGCGCATGGCGATAACGGTTAAATCTTTCTGACGCTCATGGCGGATCGGGCGGACTGATTTTATCGACCTAATAGATCCGGCATGCACCTGATCTATTATATTTGAATCTTTTGAATCTTCTGTAACGCGCGTCAGCCTGACTGTGTACCTCCCGGGAGTTAAACCGGACTTTGTAATCTGGAATCTTTTTGTCTTAAGCTCCGCAGCGGTTATTGTATTTGCAGAACCATTGTTAAAATACCCTAATAATTTATATGCAGAATCAGGTTCGTTTTCTTTTTTATATTCCGCTTGTACATGAACCGTTGTTTTTACCAAATCCCCGTTTTTATTATACTTTCCGATACCGTTAAAGAAAAATATATCGACATTGATAGCGTCTGTTTTATCGGGAGTCGTCCGTATAAATTCACCGGAAAGATTTTCGTCCGTTTTATTTACTAGCGGACTGTTCAGCGCATCTTCATGAACACATGAAGGGTAGATACCCGATCTTTCCCCGTTCTGCATTATTTCCAGCCTGATAACAGGGTCGTTTCCTGCAAGTATAGATTCAATTTTTTTAGTCTGCGACAGATCTATTAGCGGAGTGTCGCCTAACCTGAAGCTGTTAAAGTCAATCACATAATCTTTATAACCGCCGCAAAAAAGCTGGGTATAATACTGTTTGCCGTCAATGATTTGCGTGTACGGATTCGCTGCTGTATCCGGGAAAATCAGGTGCCGTCCAAAAAGCACAGGGATTCTCCCGTGCGGACGCGGCTGGTTTCTGCCGCCGCGGATTGAAGGATCGTGTTCCGGTTTTTCGCGGTCTTTGAGCTTGGGAATACTGATATTCATAAGAACCGTGCCGCCGAGAGCCAGGGAGATTCCTGATCCGATTAACGCAAAACCGGCCATTCCGCCGATACCTGTCCAGCCAAGCGCCGCAACGAGAGCAATTCCTGCTATCGTCAAAGCCCAGCCGCCGATCTTCATACCGACCCCTGTCTGCTGCGGGGTGCCGTACGGCACATATTTAATCCACAGGGTGTCGCCGTCTTTAGCTTCGGTTAAAAAGTCTGTAACTATTTCTCCGTTACGCGACACCCTTGCCTGTTCGACAGGAAATCCTTTATTGATCTCTGTTATTATTTCCTTGATTGTACAGGGATTAACTTCAATTACCGTACGTTTTGTACTAAACGGGTTAAGTTCGGCGATTACTTTAACAGACACGGTAATACCCCTCTATGCGGCCTTTTAAGCCAGGATGCGCCGCCCTCTGGCATACGCATCCTGTTTTCATTCCTGTGTGGAGTATAAAACCGCCGCCTGCGGCAATACCGACATGAGCCGGATATCCTTGTTCTGTAATTACGATAAGCGCTTTTTCTTCCGGAGACTGTATTTTTTCTACTGTTAATACGGGAAGGTTTTCCTTAAAAANCCTTGAAGTTTCCTTGATGTTCAGAGCGTTTGAATAATCGTTTGACAGCTGCGGTAATTCAATTCCGTATTCGTTATGCAAAACAAGCCTTATAAGCCCGTAGCAGTCGCAGCCTTCCAGCGTCCTGCCGTTTGAAACAAACGGGATACCGATATATTTTTTTACCCATTTGTAGATCAAAAGAACATCCCCTCAAAATCTTCAGGCGTATATGTGTCTTTTGGAAACCTGCGATCGGAAAGATAAAAGTCGTGAACTTCCCCTGAAATGGTTTCTTTTGTTGCCCTGACGTTTCGTAATTTGTATTTCAAAGGTCCTCTCTCGTATATGTCAGGAGTGTCAGAAACAACAACGCATACCGTTACCATTACTTCTTTTCCGGCTGCCTGTTTTATAGTTTGATAAATTGAAAGGTCTGTATTGTCGATTGCAAGGCGGCACGGACGCGGAGCGTTTTCCGTTTGTTCCGGCAGGATAATTGTAAAACCCGCCGCATAATACACATTTCCGCGTGAAGTGACATTCTGATTATTATCCGCAAACCGTAAAACGGCACCCTCTGTTACTTCTATTGTTAATAGATGCAGAAATACTTTTTCCGTTTCCGGCGCGAGAACTGCGGCCGTTGCTGTTTGTGATATTCGGCTCATGACAGACGCTCCAGAGGCAAAGTTACTTCCCACAATCCGCCTATTTCAGCACAGGTGTAATCTTCTGTAAAGCGGAACTCTGCCAATTGGTTTGTAAGCGGGTCTTTATAATTAAATCGCAGTACTCCGTCCGCAAGAACGGTATTATAAAACCGTTTAAAAATAGTTAATTCCACGTTATCAAATCTTTGTTTTCCGGAAAAATTTACTGTTCTTGCTGTGTAACGGCGCCGTGCTTTTTGAGGACCTGCGTCCATCTTAGTGCGTATAACGTTACTCTGCGGCTGAATTGACAGTCCTTCTGCAAGAAAATCCGCCGGCAATGATTCAGGCCAGTATATACTTGCCATCTTATACTCCTACAGGGCGTGTTCCGTAACGTCCTGCCATTATTCGGTCTGCTTTTCCTGATGCTATGTGCCTGTTAAAAGCGTCGCCGATAATTACGTCAATCTGTTCACTGCCGTCAGCGCCAACATTTTCTTCCTTACTTACTTCAGCCCCGGAATTGTTTATTATATTTACAATAACCTTGGCGCCAGTTCCGCCAGTTTGAACACCCAGATCGCCGTTAGGCATTCGGGTAAGCGGCATAATAGCTTCAGGTCCGGCTTCACCCATCAGACCGCGCTCAAAACCGCCGCCGTATCTGAAAAAAGTCGGAGCGCTGACAATTTGATTTGTAAAAGCACCGCCTGCGGCATATGCCCGAGCAACATTTCCATATTCGTCAAATGCGCTTCCATGTGCATGTTGAGAGGCTTTACTTATCGTACCGTCAACAAAACCGGAAATAACCGCACTTGTTCCCGCAGCGGCAATAAAACCTAACCCTAACGGCCACATTCCATTTGCAATTAACTGAAGCCCTGCTTGCAGATACATCATTGGGAGTTGTCTTAATATCTGATGAGCCATCTGCGCTAAAGCATTTAATAAATGATTAGCGCCTTCCTCCGCTAACCCCAAAGAGCGTCCTAATTCTTCAAAACCTGAAAGCGCGGCAGATGCGGAAAGTTCAATTAACTGCACGGACAAATCAGTTAAAATAACAGCTGTTTGTTCGCTGAACATTTTAAGGTCCATAAGCGCTTCAAAAATACTGTTTGAAAGTTCTTCCTGCCAGTTCTTTACAGACTCACGCACTTTATCAAGTTTAGAGGTAAGGGGATCTATGTCGGCGCCACGTAATGTTTCAATTATTTTTTCAGCTTGTTTTATTTTCTCTTCTGTAGCATTAGCCGCAGCCAGCGCAGCAAGCGCAAAATCATATTGGTCTTTCCCAACATTCTGTAATTCCAAGCTTAATTTTTCCAACGTGCTTGTTATTGTTAAACTGTCTTCAAGTTTTTTTGCTTCCTCTCCAAGCTTTTGATACTCTGTTATAAGTTCCTTGATGGCATTATCCATTAAAGAGAAAGGCTGATTGATTTGTTCTGGATTTATTGAAAAAAGTTCTACAAGCGCGTTTTGAACTTCAGACTGGCGTTTTCTTAATATACCTGCGACGTCAAGCTGTTCTCCAAGAACTTTAGCAATAGTTGATTTCGCTGTAAAGGTTCTTTCAAACTCTCCGATGTATAACTTCGCAGCCTTCGCTCCGCTGTCACCAAATAAAGAAGTATCTATTTTTGTGATTTCACCAAACCATTCCTGCCAGCTCTTTTTTGTTTTTTCAAGCTCCGCGGGTACTTGTACTCCATCCATATCAATTGATACCTTAACGGGTATATCAATTACATCTCCGTTAAGATTTATACCTTTTCCCGTAAAGGCAAGCGCTTTATTTAATTCAGTCTGCTGTGCAAATATTCTTTCTATCAGAGTGTCGCGATGATTAATATATTCTTCCAAAACAGCGTTTAATTCATCAATATTAGATTTGATGCCAGGCATTTTTATTTCTTCTTCAATAAAACCTATCTCTTTTATAATGTCGCGTAATTTTCCTTGCTCTCTTTGAAGTTCTTCTATTCCTGAAGAAACCATATCTTTTATTTTTTGATCGCTTAATTTCTTCTGGAGTTCCGCCGTTTCTTCAATTACTTCATTTTGTTTTTTTTGAGCTATTGCTAGATTTTCAGCATCACGGGCAGCTTTTTGCGCATTAGCTGACATAATTGTATATCCTGCTGCTATTCCTGCTACAGCGATGGTTGAAGCAAGCACCACAGGGTTCAAAGCGCCAATAGCTAAGTTTAAACTCATCTGCGCCGCAAAAGCGATACCTGCCTTTACAGCCATTGCCGCAAGATATCCTGTAAGCGCGATAATAGCGCCTGTAAGTAAGCCTTTCAATATCGGACTTTCATTAATCGCGTTTGTTATATCTGTCAAAGCTTGTACTACCGCAATAGCCGCGGGCATTAACATTTCGCCAAATGATGCAGCTAACGTATTAACCGCTTCTGATAACCCTTCCTGCATGGCTGCAAGGCTTTTAGATGCCAGCTCCATGCCGCCGAAATACTGCCCGCCGGCTGCTGTGAGATCGTCTAACGCTTTTGAAAATTCCGCGAAGCTTATTTTTCCTTCGCTGGACATTTTCATGATCTCCGCAGTCGTTACGCCGAAATTTTTCGCAAGCGCATCAAGAATCGGCACACCCTGGTTAAGATATGTATTTAATACCTGCATATCGGCTTTGCCTTTAGCCGCTGCCTGGGAAAACGCGTTAATGTAACTTGTAAATCTTTGAGTATTTCCTTGGGATAAATCGCCGAATTTTGTTAATTGACTCTGCAAATCCTGAAGCGGAACTTTAGCGGATACTAATACATTCGTTGCCTGTGTCAAAGTGTCAAGATCAAAAGGAGTAACATCGCCGAATGCTTTAATCTCGTTAAATAATCCTGCGCCTGCTTCCATGTCCTGTAATAAAATACCAAATTGATTTCTCGCAGTTTGAAAATTGTCGGCTGTTTGAAGCGCGAAGGCTCCCATGTCTTTTATAGCTGATAACGCTTTCATGGCGATAGCGACTTCTGCCAAGTTTCCAATAGCTTTGAAGATATCGTTGATGCTTCTCGCAGTATCCTTTGCCGCTGTTTCCGTCTCCTTTAACGTCCTGTTAAGCGCTGCGCCGTCGCTTTGCGCATATTTTCCTGATTCATCCGCGAGAGCTTTAACATCACCCTTGAGCGCGGAAATAATACGCGCAGCTTCTTCCGCTGCGATTCTTATCTGTAACTCAAGGGTTTTATCTGACATACTTCTTTTGATCCTCTATTTCTTGCTGTTTTGCTTTACGTTCTTCATCGTCTACTTTCCATCGTTCGACTTTTATAACAGACAGAGCCTGTATAATCCATGCGGGCTGTTCCGCCCATCCGCCGGCAAACGGAAGGCATCCAAGGTTTTCGCACATGCAGAAAACATTAAACGCAGCGTAAAATTCCTCGTTGATGTATGATGCTGCTTTGCTTAATGAAATAAATACATCATCACCGCGATCGTCTTTAACCTGCGTATTCCAGAGCGGGTCGCGCCCCGGACGCAGATTTGCGTTATGCTTACCGGCGCGGTATATCCGGTAAGCAATTTTCAGTTTTTTTCATCAATGCTTGATTCATCAAGAATACGGTCAAACTCTTTGACGATCTCTTTTAAAAGCGGCTCAAAAACAACCGGCGCGTCAATAAGATTTTGCGCACTTATTATTTTTGTTTCAGCGCTGTCACCTTCGCCATACGAACAGTTGGAAATCGCGATCAGCATTTCCTTTAATGTCGCAAGCTCATCCTTTTCTATGGTTATCTCCATTCCGGTGACGCGTCCATCCGCTCCCGTCAGAGCTTTCGCATTTGGTTTACTGCGGCAGCGGTTTTTAATAGCAAGTGTCGGCTGCCGGTAGCGAACGTTAATCTGATCGGTTACTGGCAGTTCCTTGTTTTTATTAAAGTTAGGTGTAAATACACCTTCCTTGCTTATTGGAAATTTCATATTTACCCCTTACGCTTCCTGCGCTTCGAGTGAATAAAACACAGGATCCATTCCTGTGAGCCTTCCTGACGCGTCATAAGACTGGGCGCTGCCTGACTGCCCGCCAAGCCTTACATTGTACAGATAGATGTTCGCAAAAACAAAATCATCCGACTCTTCCGGCATGGCAGCGCGGTTTACAAAGCCAAGAATGAAAAGCGAACGATTCGCTTCATCACTGACAATGAAAGTGCCGTCTTTCTTCTTTATGACAAGCTGCATACTGCGGTTTATCGCGCCGCCGACCTGATCGGATTCGCCGACTGTAAATATTGATGATAACGAGAGCTGCGCGTCTTTTTTGCCAAGGCGGTATTTGCGAAATTTGTCATTAAGACGCGTAACGTCAATTTCGCCCTGGGTAATGGATAAACTCCAACTGCTTGCGTCAGCCACATGGCTAAGTTTAAGTATTTGGAATTTATCACCTGTTTCCGGCACTTCGGCGCCTGAAGCGGGGTATAACTTTCCGACAGCAAGCCCTCCCGGGAAAATTGAGTCTTCGTCCGCGGCAGCTGTGATAATACACATATAATGGTTTGCGGTTTTTTCAAGTTTTTCAACCGCTACCAATTCGGCAATGGTTTTTACACCGTCGCCTGAAAATTCAGTATCGCTTGGATCTCCGGTGAAGATCATGCTGTCATCGCCGATAAGCACTTTTTGATTTTTATTGTCCATACTTACGCTCCTTTATTTGTTACCGGGGTTTCCGGGTGGCTGGTTCTTACCGTCCGCGCCAGTGCCTGCTGCCGCTCCGCTTTTACCGTTTTTGACCTTTCTGGTTTTTCCGTTTTTGGTCTCGTACTTTGTTATTTGTACACTCATTAATCGTCTCCTGTTTGATTTGGGATTGTTATTATTACGATTCGATCATCCTGCACATCCTGTACAGCGATAGAATCAGGGCTGTCTATAAAACTGTCTTCTTCGCTTATTTGCTGTGTAATGCGGCTGTTTGGAATTTTCACAGGACCCCAATCCTCGGTTTTTTCGAGCCTAAGACTCGCGCCTTCGATTAAAAAATCATCAAGCGCTTCAATGGCTTCGGTTGCCTGTTTAAGACCTGTCATGCTTTCCGCTCTGCCTTTAACGGTTACGCGCACATGAAGTGTTCTGCTTCTCTTTGCCGCGGGGACAACATCAGGTATAAATGTTTTAAGAAGGCTTAATTTTATAATGACACCTGCTTCATCGATAGAGGATGGTGTAATCACAACTTTTGTTTTAAAGCTGCTTGTACCACTTACATTGCGTTCAAGCTGTTTTGCGAACATTTCTAAAACTTCAAAACTTTTCAAGATCACTTCCAACCTCCTGCATTATTATCTTCATGTCGTTATCGTTTAAAAAGAAAAACGGACGCGCCGGTATTTCAACAGATTTTTTCAGGTAATAAATTACCGTGTTCACATATTGCAACTGCCCAGATTCGCTTCGCTTTTTCTTTTTAGAGCGAAATACCATTGTCCGCCCGATACGAAAAACAGAATAACCTTCGGCTTTAAGCCCTCGAATGACATCAGTCGGACTGTAACCGTAACGCCGCTGTAATTGTCTGGTTCCCGCGGCGGGNATCCAAAGCCAATCTTTTTTGGCATTAATAACTTTGCCATTATGGTGTACAGCAGCATAAGGATTATTTGTCCCAACGCTTACTGTTTTTTCATCAATCACTTTGAAAGTAATTGAATCACGCAAACCGCCTGTGTCCTGCAAAGGCCGTCCCGGTCCTCGATACGCTACAGTCGCGGGAGACAACGGCGCGAAACCGTCTCCTTTATGTATCTTGCCGCGTATCATGTCCGCTGCCATGGCGCCAATCGTTTCAAGTTTCGCAGGTTGTTTTAAAGACGCAGCAAGCCTGTCCAACGCTTCTAACGCCATGCGTCTTTAAAACCCTTGCGCGGCAGCGGTTTTGCGACAGCCGCAGCCGTTCCTTTTTCCGGCGCAGTATCGGCTTCGGGAAAATCTCCCCATGCGGCGCGAATAATGTCACGCGCTTTTATTCGATACTCTTTCCCGGCTTCCTCATGCCCTAACGCTATATGCAATTCGTAAATCGTATGTATCAACACGCATTCACGCACCACACTGTCATTAAAGTTATAAGGCACGCTTAAACGGCGAAGGACAGTACCCATATAGATTACCGCCCGGGAGATCGCTCCCCAGACGGTATCATCCGATCCATCGGAGAGCTGTTTGTATAGATTTTCAGATAACCTTTCCGCAACTTCCACAGGCGTAATTGGATCCCCTAAAGGATTGAATGTCGCCATAACGGCTTCCAATTCCGGCGGTGTTACGCAAGGAATATCATCTATACCCAGCTCTTCCATGATTATGCCAATACCTTTGTCTTTCTGATCGCGTTTACGTTCGGTATCGGCATCGGTCTTGATTTGCCGATGAGTTTGATACCTTCGGGATCATCCAGCTTAACCTGCTGCACGTAGAACGGCAGAGCCGCGAAGTTCGCGTCAATCGAATCGAGAGCGCAGTAAGCAAGGCTGAACGCGTCATCTCTCGCGACAGAAATAACATGCTTCGCAGGTACAGCGTCTACAAAGACTTTTGTCTTGTAGTCGTAATACTGCGCGGCGCAGACAAGGAACTTCGCGGTTCCAATTTGAACATAATTTTCAAAAACCTTAATCAATTCAGGATTGTTTAAAGCCGCCGCTATCGTAACAAGCGCGGAATATACATCCCAATTAATCAGGTGAACGATGTCCGTACCGTCTGATGTTTCCTGCATGCTTTTAACGATCTTTCCGACGCCCGCAGTAACCTGACCGGCTTTTAAACCGGCTGCGTCCCACATATTGTCAAGCGTAACTGTTTTTGGAGTTCCAAACTTGACATTATATTTGTCAATTTGTCCGTCGGCTTTTCGAACGTCATAATCGATCGTTCCGGTGATTGATTGCACGGCCATGGCTTCAGTTGTTTTTCTCGCTATTCTGCGAAGCTCGTCAACCTTTCGTTCAATCCACTGCTGCTGCTGCGCGAACCCGAGAGTTTTTAAACGGTTAAGATCTGACGCATCGACAACAATTGATGGCGCGATATTGGCGGGATCAATCTGTTTTAACTCCGTAGGATCAGGCGTTACAGCGTATGATACGGAGCCGCGAGTTACCAAAGGAATATTCTTGGTTGGCAGACCAAGATCCGAATGAACCAATCTGTCAAAGGGATGGTTAAAGCGAACCGATTCCGGATAGATAAGGTCCATGATGAATGTGCGCAAAGGCGGCAGTCTATTAAGAGTGCCGACAAGCGCTTCAATCTTTAAAAAATTCTTTAAAATATCCAACATAAGTGAACGTGCCTCCTGTTACACGTAAATGCCGACCGGCTGACGAAGGACAGCAATTTGTCCAGGTGTTGCATCAACGGGTCCTGATGTACCGACATACTTGAGAATTTCAGGAGCGCATGATCCGTGGATCATAACATTGCCTGATGTTTCGTTTTCCGCGACTCGCTCGTTAAGCACGCCGATGATATTTGAAGTTGCCGATGAAGACAAAGCGGTTGCCTGTCCCGGTATAGGTGTGGTGTTATCCATCGCCTGCACCATGATAGTACCTTCGGGCCATGCTGCGTGTTCCGCGGGAAGCTCAAAGGTCGTGATAAAAGGCGGATGTCTTCCATCAGCGGCGCGGCGCGTATTGATTTCTCCTTGCGCTGTTACGCCGTTTACAGGCATGGAGGCAAATAATAAGTTTAAGTTTAATAAACCTTTCATTGAACGCTCCTTAAACGTTGCTTAATTTAACCCGATTCGCATCGGCAGCCGCGGCGTTTTCGCCGTCTGATAAATTCATTGCCCCTTCTGTCACCGCTGGGGTGAAAGAATTGACAAGCTCGATGAGGCAGTCTACCGTGGAAACTTTGCGTTTTCCTTCCGGGGCCTCTGTGTCGGAAAGTTCGATGGTTTTCGCGTTATCCAGCGCGTCGCAAAGGCGCAGAGCCTTTTCGCGGATTGGATTCGGAATCTTCTTGCTTTCCATAGCGGTTTTAAGCCGCGCCAAGTCTGATTCTTTCTTCTGCTTTTCAGCATCGGAAAGAGCCAGCTTGTTTTCGTCCTGAAGCTTTTTGTTTTCAGCTTCAAGCCTATCAGCCTTTTCTTGCAGAGCTTTTTGTTCTGCTTCTGTCATAGAACTCTCCTTGCTTGTGCCGGCTTTGCCGGTGAGATTTGCGGAATCTTCCCCGCTTCCTACTTCCGACACACTTTCAGAAGCAGGGGTGGATTCCTTTTTATTTTCGTTGGGGCTTCCGCCCAAAAGGTTTTCTGGCGGCGTGTCGGAGAGATACAGTTGTTTCTCCGATGTAGACGGAAATCGTCGGCTTAAACCTTTGTCGGACGCGGCGATTTTTAAATCTTCTTTGATTTCTTTGACAAGGTCTTTAATGGCGGGAGGCTCTTCGCCCAAATACGCAAGGTGATGCAGATACATCTTGCTGTCGCTTGCTCTCTGCCTCGCTCCGATAGAGACATCAGGATAGTACCCTGCATCCACAGCTTCGGCGAGTGTATCCTCTTCTTCAATCTCACCTGTAAGGGTTTTTGTTGTTTCGTCATAAGAGACGCTTACAACATTACCAAGACGCGGCGATGAAGCGTCAGGCCAATGTCCTGATAACGATACCGGGGCTTTTTTGATTTCCGGGAATGTTTCGGCAATTTCTTTTAATTCGTTTTCGGTAACAATCTGCGGATTGTCTTTTGTTCCGAAAATTCCTACTTTTGCGATTTCCCTTTTTCGTTTTTTCATGCTTTAAGCATGAACGGAAAAATAGGGGTGTTCTCTAATTGGGATAAAGGATCTAATTTTCAAATAAATAAATCAATTTTTCTTCTTTTTTTGGGATATAAGTTCCTGATTGGTATATCTGTGGGGAAACAATATTTAAAACCCAGTCAATAAATTTTTCAATATCTTTATTTTTTTTAAGTGAAAAAATATGCGATAATCCCTTTCCATTTATTGCCTTACAGTGTTTATCGCCGTACCATGAAGCTATTGCAATAAATGTTTTTTCATTATTCAGAAGCTCTTTATGTTCTTTACCTTTGCTAATCCGCAGAGCTTTATAAATATCATTTAAAATAAACCATAATTCTTTGTCTATCATTTTCCATCTGATAGAGCGATCTTTATATAAAAACGATGGTAACGCCAAGTTTTGGAGATTTTCTTCTCTTGGAGATATATACCCTTTGTACAAGACCGTTTTCATTGTCTAAAACTATATGTAAACATATAAAAATGTCAACAATTTCCGGCTGTTTAGCCAATGAACGAAAAATATTCAACTTTGGCATCACAGGTGATTTTCTTAGAACGTTTTTTTAACGGTCTATTGCCCTGTAGAGCAATTTTATTCTTAAAAAGGTAAAATCACACGCTGAGGGTATAAACAGGCTGTTTACGGGGTTTTTTGACGATTGTTAAAAACTTATCCCTATGCCAATATTTGGCGTGATTCCAAAAGAACTAATTAAGCCAGATTCAGAGCTTGATGCTGAACCTGTCGCTGTCATAGTAAATGCAAAAAAATCATAATAAAACATTGCTCTGCCAAAAATAAAAAAATGATCGTTAATATGGTATTCAAAACCAAGACCAGTTCCTAAACCAATATTATTTCCAAATACCATTGCGTATTGAGTTGACGCGATAAGCCACATCCACCGAACGCCTGCGGTTAATGGTATTTTTAAATTTCCCTGCGCATTTGAATTCAAATTAATTACTGTTCCCAATAGAACAGACATTCCTATCAGGTTATCGTAATTACTCCTGTCTGCGGAAGTTGTAACTTCATCGGCTGTAATTTCAAATGACTGTGGAATAATAAGTTCATCAAAAACACCAAAAGATATACGTTCATTAATGGGATATACCATACCGAACCCAAATGATAATGCGGTCATCTGTGTTGTAACTGTATATCCTAATACATTGTTTGATTCCCAGCTCATGGGCATCCCGCCATAAAGTTGAAACTCCCACTGTGCAAAACAAAATGCGGTTATAATACAAAATAATATTATTAAGAAAATCAATCTTTTCATAAATATTTCCCTTCTCACTCCCCGTCCGGTCTGATCCACGAGAAAACACGCCCGAAAATATTCAGGCGTTCCGCCAGTTCTATATCGTCGGCTTTAAAGCTCATAACAAGCTCCGCTTTTTCAAGTTCTGCCGCTCTGACAGAAAACACCTTTACTATCCTTGCAAGAGCGTCAAACTCAAGCCTCTTGCAGTATACATCGCCGTCCAGTGAAAAAACATACGTCCCGTCCCTGGTGTCTTGGGCTTTATCGGCGTCAAAAAGCACAATGTCGCCGTCTTTAATTCCGGCGCCCAGCATGGACGAGCCTGTAACATGCAGGGCGTAGACCTTGCCGGTCTTCAAACGCGGGATTAAATCAAAAACGCTTACATAACGCTCGATATTGTTCTCATTGTCCCATGGCTGCCCCGGACCGCAGGATACTTTCTGGCGTAGAAGCGGAATTTGTTGCCCTGTAGGGGTTATTTCATTTTCTATTTTAATTACAAGCATTTCACCTTCACCTGTGAGAAGCCAGTTTGAGTTAACTCCACAATTTTTATTTAATGCTGTGAGGCATTCAGCATTTGGTAACGATATACCTGACTCATAACCTGCATATGTCGATCTCTTAGTTTCTGCTTTTAATGCGATCTCACCTTGTGATAATCCAAGAGCTTTTCTTAATATTCGTAGCCTTTCTTGAACCATATTCATCCTTATTCCATATTTTCGGATAATATAAAAAATAATTTACTAATTTTAAGAAATAACACTTGACTAATTCCTATTTTTCGACGAATATAAATTATCCGACGAATTGTCGGCATATTTTACAGGGGTGCAAAAAGTGCCGACGAAGTGTCGGAAAAATACACCACTTTAAGTATCGCATAAAACCGACATTTTGTCGATTTTTCGGCGGTGCAAAAAAAGATATTTGACAGCGGGGAATCAAGGCAATGGCGCAGGTCGCGCCGACCTTGGTGTTTGACCCCGAGCGCGGGATTCGTAGACCTTGCGCCCGAAATTTATTACGAGCAATGAACAGGACTCCCCGCACCTCTTAAGGACGTGTCCCAGGGGAGACATGGGACTGTAAAGGNAAGGCAGCGTTTTTTTACTCCTCCAGAGTTTTTTCCGCTGTCATGCGCGGGTAACTTCGTTGCAAGTTGCGGGTTCGACTCCCGCCGGTTCCAATCCCTAAGAGGTTTGCCAGTTTTGAAAGCCTCTAATTACCAGAAACTGGCAATTTTAAGGAGGTATTTATGAAACAGCTTTTTCAAACAAAAACAACACGAAACGGTATTAAGTTAAATGGTATTTATTATTATCATCCTGACTTAATGCAATGGGTTGGCCAATTTGTTCTTGTGGTAACAAGTAAAAAACCTGTAAATTTAAACATTTTTACTATGCAAGGTATATTTATTTGTAAAGCAAAAGCTGATGTTTTTATGGAAACACCGGCATCCAAAAAGGCATGTTTGTCTTGTCCTTATTATCCTCAATCTGATAACGTTCAGAAAGAATCGTGATTTTTTCTTTGGTTCTTTTAAAAACCAGATCAAGAAAAGCTCCTGCTGTGTCCGGGGTATAGTCAACTGTCTTAATAAAATTTTCTGCAGTTTCTGTTTGATAAATGATTTCGAGTGCTTTTGCTTGTACCCAATAAGGTTCTTTGTCACTGATAAACTGCTTGATTTCATCAAGGCATAATTCTTTGGAGTGACTATCTTCACTCTCATTCAAATTGAAATTCCTGTCAAAGAATCCATCTAATACGATTTCGATAAACAACATTGCATCAGATTCGTGCATCTAGCCCTCCTTTTGCGGCTGTGTTTTTTTGTGGTGATTAATCATACCACATTCGGAGGGTTGTTAATAATCAGGTTTATACCTGGAAAGGGGGAAAATATGCGGCTCATGTATAAAAGAGCCTGGTAAAACGTTAACCACTAATTTCCAAAAAAAACCGCCCCGTACGGGGCGGCAACTAAACCTGCAGGCGTGTGATTTTTAAAGAGAACACGCTTTACAGTAAGGAGTTAATTATGCCAGAAAATGAAGAAATCCGCAAGAAGCTGGAATCAGACGCTGCTCTAATCGAATCGCTTAACCGTTACATTGCAACGCTGGAGAACAAAATTAAGTATCAAGAAGACTTGATTGCGGAACAAAGTGAAATGTTAAAAGAGCAAAGAGAACATTTGCAATCTCTCGCCGTGCAACTTAACAGCAAATAAAAAAAACGCTCACAGCGAAATGCCGTGAGCGCTACACATGAAGGTCAGCGATGAATCGGCGCTGGCTTCAAAATAAAAATAACACAGCAATTTATGCCTGTCAACGGCAAAGGAGTTTTTATGAGCATATTACGTGAAATTTCAGGTTTGGGGAGCAGGCCGTACCCGATTGATCATGAACGGCGGCGGAGGGNGTTGGTTGCACTTGCGGAACGTGATTTAAATATTACGTCCCTTGCAAGAACTTTGAATATTACACGCTCTTATGTTTCAGAAATTATCTCTGGAAGAGACAAATCAAAAAAAATACAGCAAAGAATTGCAAAAATTCTATGTAAACCTACATATTATTTGTTCCCGCCCCGCACGCCTGAAGAAATCGGAAAGATGCGCCATGCGGAAAAAGCGCGTAATGGGAAAGCCGCATGAACGGCTATATTACCTCGTCAAAGATAGCGCCGGCGTTATACGTCAGCCATAAAGAACTGTTAAAACGCGCGCGCAAAGAAAAATGGCCGTGCGTAAAATATAAAGGCGCCCTGTTCTTTTTTGAAAACCGCCTGCCTGAAAATGTACGCATGGCGTTATCAAAACAAGGCGGTCGGGAAACAATAATGTCAAATAACAGCGGGTTGTCGCAGCTGACAGACAAGGCGCGCGAAGCCGCGCAAAACAGAAGCGCCCTGATTTACGAGTACGGCCAAAGCGGTTTAAAGCCTTCCGATTTCTGCGGCGCGTATAACGCGGGGCAAATAGCGCCGTATCTTTTTGAAACTCTAGGCCAGGTATCTGACAGGACATTGTACCGATGGCTGCGCGAACAGAAAGAAGCGGGAACCGTCGGGACACAGGCGCTTGCAGCGCTCGCTCCAAAGTACGGGATAAAAAAGAGCGGGGCAGGCGTAACGCTTGACCCTGTACAGAGATCGCTATTGCGGCAGTTTTGGTTAAAAAACACACGACCGGCGATGGCTCATGCCTGGAAGCAAATGCTTATGTCATATCCTCATAAAAATTGCACATACCAGACAGCGGCGCGTTTTTTGCAAAGCATACCGCCAGCAGAGCGTGATTATTACCGCCTTGGTAAAAAGAAGTTTGAGGATCTGTATCTGCCGTATGTTGAACAGAATATTAATCTGTACAAATCGCTTGACCTTGTCGTATCGGATCACCATGTGCTTGACTGCGTTGTGGTTTACCGCGGAAAACTGATCCGCCCGTGGATAACGACATTTCAGGATTACCGCAGCGGGAAAATTGTCGGGTTTTTTCCAACGGTGAAACCTTCAAGCCTGTCGATTATCGCGGCGTATTACATGTGCTGTATCCGTTACGGCGTGCCTAAAGCGGCGTTATTCGACAACGGCAGAGATTATCGTTCAAAACTGATCAACGGATATCAGACAACAGCAAAACAGTTCACGCCGGAAGGCATCGCAGAAGACGTGGAAGTGTTTTTTCAGGGAGTTTTACCAGCTCTCGGGACGGAAGTGCTTTTTACAAAAACATATTCAGCCAAGTCTAAAGGACGGCAGGAAAGATATTACCGTATTTTGGGAGAGTATCTTTCAAAGGACATTGGTTCTTATGTCGGATCTGACACTACAACAAAACCGGAAGATGCAGACCTTATGTGGCGCTCGATTAACGGCATGGCAAAGCGCGAGGACATTCCAACCTGGGATTATTTCATTCGCGCCGCGGCGGCGATGATCGAATACATAAATGATACGTTCACAAGCCAGGGCAAGGGAATGGACGGAAAAACCAGAAGCCGCGTATTCGAAGAAAACCTGCCGGAGCAAATCAGGCATGTTGCGAAAGAAGAGCTGCAGCAGGCTCTTTACCGCAGCGAAGTTCACAAGTGCGGACGCAACGGCATAAAACATCACGGCATTTTTTATTATCACCCCGCGCTTCTTCAATACACCGGGCAAGATGTTGTTATTCGCAACAAAATCATCACAGACAATGAAATGCCTGTATACGCGGTAAACGGCGCGTTCATCTGTAACGCGGTCGGTGATTATTTTGCCGAAGGCGCCAACCTTAGCCAGGCGATAAAACGCGTTGAAAGCATACGCAAGCACTCGTTTCTTGCACTGGCGGAAAGGGGAACAAACGAAGTGGCAATCGCGGCGGAACAGAAAATCATGCTTGAAACCGCAATGAACATCTACGATGACAAACTCCCTTCACTTGAATCTTTACTCGGTGAGCCGGAAGAAGCTGAAAGCCTTCCGATGGCAGCCGGAGCGGAAAATATTTCCGCAAAGAAAAATAAATATGTCTCGGTACTGGACGCACGTCCGGAACAAATATTACACATGGAGGTTAAAAATGAATTTGGGAATTAAAGAACGCCTGGATGAAGCTCTTGAAAAATACGGACTTTCACAGGCGCAGGCAGCGCGGGAGATGAACTATTCATCATCTGTATTAAGCGCTTACCGCAAAGACGAGTACAGGGGCGATGTACAAAAACTTGAAGGTGCGATCATCCAGTGGCTCGCCCGACAGGCGAAAGGGCGCGAACGCAAACGCGTTCCGATAGTGGAAACTGACGATTTGCGCCGTATTTCAAACGCCATTCAAATCGCACACGCGGAAAAAGACATCGCGCTTATTGTAGCGGATGCCGGGTCCGGAAAAAGCACCGCTGCGACATGGTATGCGAATTACAATGAAAAATCTACAGTGCTTATCAATGTCGTGTCCGGTATGAACCGCAGAATGCTTGTGCATGAAATAGCGCGGCAGTTATCAATCGACATCATGAAAGTAGCGTATACATCATTGGTAACAAGTATTTCCGATATGCTGTTTGAACGCGACATGGTTGTCATTCTCGATGAAGCGGATTATCTAAAAGCGGACGCTCTTGAATTTACGCGGCGGCTTGTGTACGACCTTGGTAAATCGGGATTAGTTTTGATAGGGCTTCCGCGCCTTAAATACCAGATACAGAACCTTCGTAACGATCACAGGCAGCTTGAAAGCCGCATCGGCGTATGCCTTCATCTTTCGGGGCTGACGAAAACTGACGCCGTGTCAATCGCGGAATCTGTCTGGCCTAAAATCAATAAAAAGATTGTGGATGCTATATATAACATTACTAAATCCGACGTGCGTCAATTTACAAAAATCATTGAGCGAATGCAGCAGACAATGGCGATAAACAATGTCCAGGAACCTAATTTTGATATTGTTGAATCGGCGGCCGCTCTTGTTATGCGAAGAGGAGGGCAGGCGGCATGACAAAAACAAAAAGCAGCCTTGTCGGAGCAAGGGAAGCGAATAAACTTTCGGTAATATTTGCGGAAATTACAGAGTACGAAAAGGAAGCTAAAAAGCTGTGTGTAAAAACCGCGAAAGCGTATTACAACGCAGGGAACATCCTTTGCGGAATAATCAAGCGGTGGAAGGACAGTGACAAGCGGTTGTCGGCAAAATCTGTCGCAGAATTAACTGGTTATCCTGAACAGCGTATAACGCTCGCTTTAAAAATATTCAAACACTTTGAAAACAACCCTGAAGCGCTCAACAGTCTTGCTCTGCGTGACGCGCTCAAGCTTATCGCCCCGCCGCCTCCCGCAGGCGAAGAAGGTTATAACCGTATAGACCTTGGAGGCGATCCGGGTCAATTACAGTTTGATTTCGGAAAAATCTTCGAGCTTCCTGCGACCGGAAACCTTTCATTAAAAAACTACCGTACGGTCGGCGATCGGCTTTCTGATATCTTTGTAGTTCACCGTACAGATGACAACATGCTGACGAGTAAACGCATTGTGCGGTTTTTTGAAGATGTCCCGAAAAATGATGAATTGCTGCATGCGTATAAAACCATGTCGCAAATAACACAGGCGGCGGTAGAGGATTATCTTGCCGCTTTAGAACAGGAGGAGGCGCAGGGATGAGCGAAGTAACATATAAGACCGAACTTTCGGCGGACGGTTTTGAAAAAATCGAAATAAAAATTCAGAACATTGAGAATATGGCAAACAAAGGTATTTTTGACGAAGAGAGCCGAACTTCAAGATTCCAGCAGATTGTTTTTGAAACACGGCAGCTTCGACAAGTACTCCGCAATGTGCTTTTGATTGTGCCTGCGGGCGGTAAAGGAGACGCGGCTTAAAACGCGTATATAAATTAATTTTTATTGGAGGATTTTATGGCTAAATCAAAAAATGATTTTATGACAAACACACAGGGGCATCAGGTCCCTGTCGACATGGTTTCTGACATCGACAAGTTACGCGATCAAACCGTCCGTAATATTACAGGCAAAGCATTGGAAATGAAACAACAGCTAACAGCTTTCAAGCAGGAATTACGCGCCGAACTGTTTACATATCTTGAAACATCGGCGCAGCGCTACAAGAAAACTTACGGCGGCAAAAAAGGCAACATCACGTTGATGAGTTTTGACGGAAGCCTAAAACTGATGCTCGCTGTAAATGAAAGCATCGTATTTGATGAGCGGCTTCAAATCGCAAAGACCATAATTGATGAGTGCATTAATAAATGGTCTAAAGGTTCGCGCAGTGAGATCCGCGCCCTTGTGAACAACGCTTTTTATGTAGACAAAGCCGGAAACATCAACACAGCGCGAATTCTCGGTTTGCGCCGTTTGGAAATCACAGATCCTGACTGGAAAAAAGCGATGGAAGCGATAACTGAATCCATTCAGGTTTCAGGAAGCAAGGAATATCTGCGTGTATACACCCGGGATAAAAACGGTGAATACAAACAAGTGTCGCTTGATGTCGCAGCGTTATAAGAATAATCCCGGACAGTTCTGGATGTCCTGTCCGGGGCATTTTTACACATGGAGGAATATTCGGTGACAGCAAGGAGTACGATAAATAAATATAAAATCATTCACGTTGCAAAAAAGCAGCTTGGTCTCGATGATGACGCATACCGCGCGATTCTTTCCGGCGCAGGGCTTACAAGCTCAAAAGATATTAAAACCGCCGAGCAATTTAACACAGTGATGAGCGCTTTTCAATCATTAGGTTTTAAGTCAACAAACCGGATGGGCAGGCGCTTGAACATAGTTACGGGTGCGCATGGCATGATAAGCAAGCGGCAGGAATATTACATTAAAGGGCTTTGGGCGCTTGCCAGCCGTTTTAAAGATGAAGCGAGCTTAAGAAAAATTGTTAAACGTATCGGTAAGGTCGATGATATTTCTTTTTTACCAAAGCGGGCAGCATCTGCGGTTATACTCGCTTTGCGTGATATTTGTTGGAAAGCCGGATTTAATCCAGACACTAAGGAGGGGATTTATGTTTCTTACAGTAAAGGAAGCGGCAAGTATTCTCCAAATGGAACCACATCAGGTGTACTATCTTCTGGTAATGGGAGAAATAGAATCTGTAAAGATCGGCAAGGCATGGCGGCTTGTACCGGAAGCGGTGAATGAATATGTTGAGCGACATCCTGAAAGAAAAAATAGAGAGCCTTCCGACTATTTTATCTATACGGGAAACAGCGGATTTCTTTTCTACGCATTACCTGACAATTTACCGCCAGATACACTTGGGAAAACTTCCCGCGTGGAAAGACGAGGAGGGAAACTGGTGTATTGCGCGGTGCGATCTGATAAAGTTTTGTTCCCAAAATACAAACCTGTAACGCAGCTTGAACTTTTTACTGCGTAAGGCTTTTTTTCTTTATCTCACTTAGAGTAAACCTAGACTTATTTTTATACGCTTTACCATATGATTAATATTCGAGTAGAGCGTAAAAGACAGTCTTATAACTTCAAAGCTGATCCTTCCAAACCCGGTTCTTTTGAAAATAACTGGAAAAATAATTCGCTTGATTCAATTATCATACGCGACGACCATGTTGTTCTGGCTTTATACCGCTGTCAGACAGTCGCAAACTACTGTTTCGGCGCAATGGCATCAGCGGCAACAGTTGAATTCGGCGATACTATAGCTCCGGGAAATTTCACCATAAAAACATTTGTTGAACCTCGAAACTTTCACGGCGAGATCCACGGTATTACCCGAACGCGTGACATTGACGGTGAATGGATAGATTGCAATTCAATGCAGACAACAAAAGGCGGTTTTCAAAACGGGCGTTTCCTTGTTCATGACAGATATTCTTTTAAAACCAACTCCGATACGAATCACGCATGGTCCGCAGGATGCTTTATTTTAAGTTCCATTGATCTCGCGTCATTTAATCAGGTTTTAAAAACATATAACGTTAAGCCGGGTGATTTGATCTCCGGAACACTTATAGAGGAATAAACCGGGCTTTCCCCGGTAAATATTATTGGAGGTTTTTATGGATAATTTACTGAATCTGATACCGTTCTTTATTGTTATCGCAATCGCGTTGGTTGTGGTTATTTCCGAGATCGTCAAGATGCTTGACAAAAAGAATTTGCTGAAAGGCTACAGGGTGTACATACCGCTGATAGTTTCGCTTTTCATCGTCTTTTTATTAAGACTTGGAAGATTTTTCGCCCCTGAACAGATATGGTTTTGGTGGGCGGTTGTATTCAGCCTTTCAGTTTTCAGTTATGAAGCCTTATTAAATAAAATTAAAAAAGCGTTAGGCGAAAACAAAGATGCGGTTCCATGATGGCATACGCAGTTGCAATTTTATTATTTGCTTTAATGATTTTTTTCCCTGTTATAGGTTTTTTTGTAACAATTTCATCACGTAACAAGTCTGCGAAAAAAAATACAGAAAAAACTATTGAAAAGATAAGAGAGGATGTCGCCAATGAAATTCAAAATACCCCTGCTGCTGACCTTGTTGATGCCGCTGCTAACGCAGATCAGCTTCGCTCAGACGCTGACGGAATTACAGGAAAATTCCGTCAGCGGTTACGGGATAGAGCCGGAAAAATATTATCCGGGAAATGTAGTTCTGGAACTGATGCATGCGGCGGAAGCGGAAATTGAAGCTGCTGTTAACGAAGCGTTTGCTGAAGGCTACAAAGCGTCAATGCTGCAATACGCGCCTGACCTTGCGGCTTTGCGAATAAAAGAATCTGTTTTGAAATCAGAATTATCAAGAGAGAAGAAAAAGAACTGTTTTTTCTTGCCTATGGCAGGCGTTTCTTTTACCGCTGGTGTTCTAATTACTTTTTTTCTATTGAGGTAAAAATGGAATCCGGATTTATTAATCTCTTGCAATCATGGGGCCCGACAGCGGCATCAAGCCTGCTAATATTCATAGTTTCGTTTTTGATTAGAAAAATAAACGCAATTTCTGATAAAGACGAAGCACGCACAGCCAAATTACATAACGATATTCAAAAAATTCATGCTGATGTAAATCATACCTTAAATAGTTTTGGAGAGCGTTTAACAAGGGTTGAGAATGATTCTGTAAAGAGTGAATTTTTCTACCGCGAAATGCAGGGATGGAGAAGTGAAATAAACAGGGTATCAGATCAAATAACGAACTGTTTTACCACGCTTACTCAAAATATTTTTCAATTATTAAACAGGGGAGAAAAATGACTAGTGAAAATATATTAAGAGGTACACTTCTTGATTTCCTGCGGAAAGTCTATCCGGAAGGCGCAGGGTATCAATCAATATTAAGTGTTTTTTTTCAATATCATAAAATTGATGCAATCTCCGCTTCATTAGAATACCTTGCGGATAAAGCATATATTAAAAAAATTGAACAGCCTCATCCTTACATACAACATGAAAAACTCATGTGGTATAAAATCACACCGCATGGTATCGACCTTAATGACGGTACTATACCTTCAGATCCTGGAATCCTCCTTCAACGGAGCTAATCATGGGACGAAAAAGCAAAGCGGTAGAACATGGATTAAAAGAAATTATCGCTAAACACTGGAACGGCGGTAAAAATACAATTGTTTATGTTACAGATAAAATAAACGAACAATTAAAACGCGACGGCTTAACAATAACAATAAGCCGTGAGGCAATCCGCCGCGCAGTACGTTCGCAGGAAGATGAAATCGCCGACATCAGAAAAAGCGTTGAAATTTCAAAAGCAATGGCGGAAGTATTTAAAGATCATCCAGGCACCGAACAAGCTGAAGGGCTTCTTATTTATTTACAGCAGTTAATTTCTAAAGAAATACGAACCTATGAGAGTATTAACTTTGAAGACCCTGCCGAAATGATTATTGCCACAACAAAATTAACACAAGCGCAGGCGAAGCTTTCACAGTACCGCACCAGTGCAACCAAAGCCCTCGATAAAGCAAAATCGCAATTAAAAGCCGAGCTTCAAAAAGCAATACAGCACGACAGCGAACTTTTAGAACGCCTCTGTAAGATTGTAGATGAGGCAAAGGTGAAGTAAAGGAGTAATTGTTAAATGAAAGATAAAAAAATACGTTTATACATATCCGGTAAGATAACAGGCGATCCCGAATATAAAATCAAATTCCGTGAAGCAGAGTTAATGTTAAACGGTGCAGCATACTGTATTCCTAATGCCAATGACTACTTGGTATATAACCCTGCAAAGATTACAGAGACAGACTGGAAAGCTGCCATGAAACAAGCCATCTCAATGATGATGGAATGTGACGGCGTCGCTCTTCTTCCTGATTGGGAAGAATCAAAAGGCGCAAAAATAGAGAGGGAATTAGCTCTTGCTTTAGATATGCCGGTTAAGCCGATTGGCGAATGGGAGTAACACGGTTACATGACTGATCTAATTTCCGAACTGGTAGGTGATGAACGCTCCGCCATAGAAAAATCCAAAGCGCAGAGAAAACGCATTGAACGCGCCAAAAAAGATTTCGGGTTTTTCTGCCGGACTTATTTGCCTGATTATTTTTTCACAGACCCTGCCGAATATCAGCAGATTTTATATGATGTTGCAGACAAACAATCGCTTTCAAAAGACACAGCGAACAGTCTTAAACCGTTTATAAATGAGCGTTATCACAGCCTTTTAAAACCGACCGACAACCTTGCAGGCGCGATGTTTATTGAGCCGCGCGAACACGGAAAAACC